AGGTCATTGGACAAGAGCCAATAATGAAATTTGTTTATTAGCTACTAAAGGAAAACCAAAAAGAGTTTCTAAAGGAGTTCATCAAGTAGTTTACGAGCCAATTAGAGAACATTCACGAAAACCAGATTGTGTAAGAGATCGCATAGTACAATTATGTGGTGATCTTCCACGAATAGAGTTGTTTGCTAGACAAAGAGTTGATGGCTGGGATAGTTGGGGCGATGAAATATAATGCCACTTACAAAACCACAAAGAGAGGTAATTACTTGCGATAAACGCATGAGGGTAATGATTGCTGGTAGGCGATTTGGGAAAAGTTTCCTGTGCGTACAAGAGATAGCTAAGTTTGCAAGATTTGCGAATCAAAGAATATGGTACGTTTCACCAAGCTATAGACAATCTAAAACAATATTCTGGGATATGCTCAAACAACAAATGATAAAGCATAGATGGGTACAAAAAATTAATGAGGCTGATTTAAGCATGGTATTAAAAAATAATACTGTAGTTAGTTTAAAAGGTGCTGATAATGAGCAATCTTTGCGAGGAGTAGGTTTAAATTTTGTTGTACTTGATGAGTTCCAAGATATCAAACCACAAGCATTTTATGAGGTAATCAGACCAACTTTGTCAGACACAATGGGTCATGCACTATTTACTGGGACTCCAAAAGGTTTTAACTGGGCTTATGAATTATATACAAAAAAAGACCCAGAATGGCAGAGTTTTAAATATACAACATTAGAGGGTGGTCAGGTATTACAGTCAGAGATAGATCAAGCAAAGAATGATTTAGATGAGAGAACTTTTCAACAAGAGTATCTTGCTACGTTTATTACTTATGCTGGAATTATTTATTATAACTTTGATAGAAATAAAAACATAATTGAAACATTTAGTAACAATTCTACAACCTTACACATTGGTTTAGATTTCAACGTCTCACCGATTTGTGCTGTCGTAGCTGTAATAGAAAATGATAGCATTTACGTTGTAGATGAGATACAAATATATTCTAGCAATACTAATGAAATGGTTGAAGAAATAAAAAATAGATACAAAAATAATCACACTGTAATTTATCCTGACCCATCTGCCAGACAAAGAAAAACATCTGCTGGTGGACAAACAGATTTATCAATTCTTATCAATGCTGGTTTTGATGTTAAGTGTAGAAACAAAGCACCATTAGTTAGAGATAGAGTAAATGCAGTAAATTCTAAATTAAAAAACTCAAATGGTAAAAATAGTTTGTTCGTTTTAAAATCTTGCAAAAACGTAATCAAAAGTTTAGAAAGACAGATATACAAAGAGGGTACTCATGTTCCTGATAAAGACAGTGGTTTCGATCACTTTAATGATGCGTTAGGTTATTTAGTTGAATATAAATATCCTATCAGACGTAACTTTGAGCCTAGCCCTCCTAGTAGGTGGAGTTAATGGATAGAAAATTTTTAACATCAAAGCACCCACTTTGGAACGCAAACATAGCAAATTGGGAGTTTTATATTCGTAGTTATCTTGGTGGTAATGATTATAAAAATGGTTATTACCTCCACAGATATATCTTAGAATCACCAGAGGAATACGATCAAAGAATTAGACATACTCCAGTAGATAACCACTGTAAAAATGTGGTGCAAATATATACAAGTTTTTTATGGCGAGTTCCTCCGACTAGAGACTATGGTTCTTTAGATGGCGACCCACAGCTAGAGTCATTTATCAACGATGCTGATTTAGATGGCAGATCATTCAATACTGTAATGCGTGAGGTTCAAATGAATGCAAGCATCTATGGTAATTGTTGGGTTGTTGTAGATAAACCACAAACAAATACAAAAACTAGAGCAGAGGAATTACAGCAAGATATTAGACCTTACATTTCTATCTATACGCCAGAGAATATTGTAAACTGGAATTATAGAAGAGCAACAAGTGGTAGATTTTATTTAGATATGCTTTTGCTTGTCGAAGATATAAACGCTGACAGAGCAATCGTAAAACTTTTTACTGAGGAAAGTATTGCTACTTATGAGGTAGAAGATTACGAAAAAGAATATGCAGATGGTGAGGCAAGACTTATTGAAGAAGTACCAAACCCTATCGGTAGAATACCAGCAGTAAATGTTTACAATCTTAGAGGAAACAAAAGACCTATAGGTATTAGTGATTTAGCTGATGTTGCATTTTTACAACAGTCGATCTACAACGACTACTCAGAAAAAGAACAATTAATTAGATTAGCAAACCACCCAAGTTTAGTTAAGACTCCAAATGTAGAGGCTAGTGCTGGTGCTGGTTCAATCATAGAAATACCAGAGGACTTACAATCAGATTTAAAACCTTACATCATTCAACCAAGTGGACAAAACTTAGATGGTATTATGAAATGTATTCAAAATAAAATTGATGCTATTGATAGAATAACTCATATGGGTTCAGTAAGAGGCACATCAGGAAACCAAATATCATCAGGTATTGCACTACAAACAGAGTTTCAATTATTGAATGCAAAACTAAGTGAGAAAGCAGATTATTTAGAAAATTCTGAAGATCAAATATGGTCATTGTTTGCTATGTGGCAAGACAAAGATTGGGACGGACAAGTTGATTACCCAGATACTTTTGATGTCAGAGATTGGGCTAATGACTTACAATTCTTACAAATGGCTAAATCTAGTGGCATAAAATCAGAAACATTTAACAAAGAGTTAGATAAACAAATAGCAGAGGCTGTAATTGATGATGACCAAATGATTAAAACAATAAATGATGAGATTGACTCTGCTAGAGGTTTACGAGGGCAATTTAGAACAACTGAGGTAGAGGGGCAGACAGTAGGTGGCGAAGAAGAAGAAACGAACTAGAAGAGTACCAAAAGACAAGGACTCAGATTTACCAAAAAAATATTTATCTGGTCTTAAAGGTAGAAAAAGAAGTAGCAGAGCATCATTGTTAAAATCAATGTCATCTTTGTATAAGTCAGGGCGTGTAATTCCAAGATCAATGTTTAAGGCAAGGGTAAAATAATGGCTGTAAGAAGAAAACCTTTATCACCTAGAGTTGTTGCAAGTTTAAAAGCAAAAGCAAAGAAAAGAAAAAATATTACTTATGCAACATTAGCCAAAGTATATAGAAGAGGACAAGGTGCTTTTTTATCGTCTGGTTCTAGACCTCGTATTGGTATGGCTCAATGGAGTATGGCAAGAGTCAACAGTTTTTTAAGGGGTTCAAGAAAACACGATACTGACCTTAGAAGAAGAAGAAAAAAATAATGCCTTTAATTAAAGGTTATAGTAAAAAATCTATTAATAAAAATATAAGAACAGAAATGCGATCTGGTAAATCAAGAAAACAAGCAACAGCAATAGCTTTATCAGTAGCAAGAAAAGCAAGGAAGAGAAAAAGATAATGGCAACATATCAAGGTAAATCAGTAAAACTAAACAAGCCATTTAGAACCCCATCAGGTAGTAAAAAATTTGCTGTTTACGTCAGAGACAGAAAAACTGGGAATGTCAAAAAGGTAAGATTTGGCGACAAGTCGATGAGCATAAAATCAAATATACCAGCCAGAAAACGTAGTTTTTTAGCACGCATGGGTGGAGTTTTGAAAAGAGTTCGTGGACAAAAGAATTTAAGTCCAGCTTTTTGGAGTATGTACTCTTGGCGTAACAGTATTAAATGAGCAAGATATTAGATAAACTTGCAGATCAGCACGAAGAACGAATAATCAATACCTTATATCGTTTAGAGGACGATGTTGTAAAAGCAGTCAGACAAGCAACTGGTGGTAGTCTTGATACTACTGACATAAGATTAGCAATAGAATTACAACCTGAACTAAGACAAACTATAGAAAATGTTTTTTTAGAAGAGGCAGATTTATTAATTAACGAAGATTATAATAAAATAGCAAAAGAGGTTTTAGATACTTTTGGAAAAATGCCAATACCAGCAAACTTTAAAACTCTTACAGAGGTAGATTTATTTACAATCAATTCTCTTAAAACCCAAACATTTCAAGGCTTTGAAGATATTGCAGAGAGATTTCTCAAAGAAATAAACGATGAGGTTTATCAAAGTATTATAGCTGGCAGACCTTTTGACGATATGGTTAGTAATATCAGGGGGCATATCAATGGCGTGTACCAGCAATCAAATATAGCTGAAATAAACGAGTTAGTAGATTTTATTAATGAGAATAAATACAACATGAACATGAAACAACAAGTTGAAGATGCAATAAGAAAACTACATACACAGTACGCATCAGACAGATCAGGTGAAAACTTGCGTAGATATTCTGGTCAGATTGCTCACGACTCGGTTATGCAGTTTCATGGTCAATTCACTGTTAAGAAAGCAAAAGATGCTGGCTTGAATCATTTTCAATACGTTGGGACATTAGTTCGAGACTCTAGACAATTTTGTCGAAGAATGGTAAACAGAACATTAACCGAAACAGAAATTAGGAGTATTTGGAAAAACGAGGGTTGGGCTGGTAAATCAAATGGCGACCCATTTATTGTAAGAGGTGGCTATAGATGCAGACATACTTGGATTCCAACAGACCCTAATTGGAAAATATAAAAGGGAGTATTAAATGGCTGATGAAAACCAAGTAGAACAAACTACGGAAACAAAAGAAACAGAACAACCAGTTGAGCAACCAACTGAGACTGTAAACACACACACATTTTCTGAGGAAGATGTAAACAATATTGTCAAACAAAGACTGGCAAAAGAGAGAGCATCTATATTTAAAAAATTAGATGTTGATGATTTAGATACTGCAATCAATGCAGTTAAAACTCAAAAAGAGGCTGAAGAAAAAAGCAAAATACAAAAGGGTGAGTTTGAAAAATTATTAAAAGAAAAATCTGAAGAGTATAACAAAAAGGTTAGCAACTTAGAGAGTGAACTAAAAGATATAAAAATTAACAAGGCTCTATTATCTTCAGCATCAAAAAATCGTGCTATTAACCCAGATCAAGTTGTTGAACTATTGAAACCAACATTAAGATTAAATGAAACTGGTTCAGTAGAAGTCCTTGATAAAAATGGTATTGCACGATATAACGGAAAAGGGGAGACTCTAACTACTGACGAGTTAGTTCAAGAGTTTTTAACACAGAACCCACACTTTGTTTCTGCTACCCCAAGTGGCAGTGGCTCAGTGTCAAATGTGGATAGGACAGAACTCAGAAAACCTTTAAACCTGAGTGATTTGAACATGAATGACCCAGAGGATAGAAAAGCGTATGCCAAATATAGGGAAGAACGTAATTCTAAACCAACAGTTATTCAAAACAAACCATAACCATTATAAGGAGTAAAAAATGGCTAACGAAACGACAAGTAGCACGATTTCAGAATTATATACGGAAATCGTAGCAGAGGCTTTGTTCGTAGCACAGGAACAAAGTATAATGAGAGGTCTTGTCCGTAATTACACTATCGCTGGTGGAGGTAAATCTGTAGAAGTGCCGATTTATTCAACTGTCAGTGCGTCAGCAGTAAACGAGGCAACCGATCTAACAAACACAGCAGTGAATCCATCATCTGTTACTATAACAGCATCAGAGGTTGGAATCATGACTACATTAACAGACCTAGCAAGAAACTCAGCATCAAGAAATGTTGCTGGCGACATCGGTAGATTATTTGGTGAGGCAATCGCTAAAAAAATTGATACAGATTTGACAGCATTATTTGATGGATTTTCTACAAGTATAGGTGGTGCTGGAACTGAATTGACTATTGATAATATTTTCAAAGCAGTTGCAACTTTGCGTCAAGCAAATGTACCAGCCCCTTATTTCGGAGTATTTAACCCTAAAGTTATTTACAATGTTAAGAAATCACTAACCAATACTTTTGTAAATCCAAATGCTGGTGACTTACAAAACGAGGCTATGAGAACTGGCTTTATCGGTGAGATAGCTGGTGTAAGAATATTTGAATCTTCAAATGTTGATGGCACTACAGATACTGATAACTGTAAAGGTGCAGTATTCTCACAAGACGCTTTAGGACTAGCTATGATGCAAGACCTAAAGATTGAAAGTCAAAGAGACGCTAGTTTGCGTGCTGATGAAATTGTAGCAACAGCAGTGTATGGTGTAGGTGAACTACACGATTCATATGGTGTTGAAATGCTTAACGAATCAGTAATCAACTAAACATAAAAACAATTAGGGGTGGTTTATCCACCCCTTATCTGTTAGGATAAATTATGGATAAGATTAAATTAGTTAATGCAAGTGGCAAAGTTATTGAACGTAATAAATATGATTACGAGAGAAATATTGCAACTTGGGAGGCAAAAGGTTTCAAAGTGCATGATGGTAAAGCTAAAGCCCCAGCACCAAAACCAGAGCCAGTAAAGAAAACAACAAAGAAAAAAAAGTCTAAAAAATAATGTCCTCTACTGTTTTTAGTGTTCAAAATACACATTTACAGAAGATACAACCTGACATTTTAGGATTCGGTATAAGCACTTTTGTAGATCAAATACAATTTGCTGAAAATGATGTTTTAAGACGGATTCGTGAGGAATGGTGGGAACGATATAGACATCAAGTTAGATACAAAGATATTACAAAAGTTACTACAGTTGAAATGACTAATAGTAAATTAACTCCGTCACAATGGGAGTTATCAGTTGTTTATTTAGCATTATGGAAATATATCTACCCTCAATTAACTAAATGGCGTGACCCAGATACAGGCGAGGGTAAAGATACTTTTCAAGTACAAATAGATTTTTATAGAGATAGATATGAGGAAGAGTTTCAGGCAATATTGCGTGATGGAGTTGAGTACGATGAAGATGGTGGGGGGACAGTATCTGACAGCGAAAAAGAGCCTTTGCATATGCTTAGACTTGTCCGATAATGGTAGCAGAACTTAATGTTGATGCTAATGTTATTGAAGTAAGAAATTTCTTAAAAAAACTTTCACAAAAACAAAAGAAAACAATACAAAAATCTCTTAACAGAGTTTCTAATATGGCAGTCTTAATGATTACAAAGAGAACTCAAA